CACAAGGTTAGAACAAGAAGAAGAATTACAAAAGAAATTAGCTAGAATAAAACAACAGGAATTTGCAGACAGGGAATTAAAAAGAGCAAATGCAATAAAAGACCCAGAAGACAGAAAGAAAGCAATAACAGAAGCTAATTATGCTATAGGAAGGTCACTAGCATCTTTGTCTCAATATGAAATACAATTAACAAAAGAAACACAAGACAAAAAAACTCAGATAATAGCAGATGCTATAGTTAAACAATTTGATTTAGCTACACAATTAAACGCAAAAGAAAGAGAAGCTATATTAAGCTTTGAAGCTTCTATGGCTACTGGAGAACTAAACAGATTAGATGCTGAAAAAAGACTAGAAGATGAGAAGTTAAAAAACAAGCTTGACGCTCTTGACAAAGAAAAACAAAAGAGAATAGAAAATGATGAGTTTTATGGAGATATTTTAATAAAAGAAGAACAAGCTGTTGCTCAGACATCCAGAGCAAAAGAAAAAATAGACAAGAAAGAACAAAAAGCAAAACTTGCTATAGCTAATGAAACTGCTGATGCTATAGTTGGTCTTGCAGGAGAAAGTTCTGCTGTAGGTAAAGCGGTTAGTGTTGCTATGGCTATAATGAATACTAAAGAAGCTATTACGGAAGCATTAGCAGGTAGTCCACCTCCTTTTAATTATATTCAAGCAGCAGCAGTTGGAGCCTTTGGTTTAAAGCAAGTAAGAGATATTATGTCTACTAAACTTCCTGCTGGAGCTCCTAGTGGAACTGGAGGTACAGGTGCTAGTATGTCTGTCTCTGCTCCAGACTTCAATGTAGTAGGTCAAGGTGCAGGTAGTCAATTAGCTGGTGTAGTTGGTTCTAGGTTTGGTGAACCAATAAAAGCTTATGTGTTAAGTTCTGATGTTAGTTCTGCACAAGAGCTAGATAGAAAAATAGACTCAACAGCTACAATAGGATAAATAAAACAAAATACAAAAATAAAAGTTACCATATTATGAAAACAATAGAACTATATATTGATGAAGAGAACGAATTTAGTGGAATAGAAGCTATAAGCGTTGTCGAGAATCCAGCAATAGAAGAAGACTTTATTGCATTAAAGAAACAACAAGTAAAACTTGCTGAAGTAGATAAAGAGAAAAGAATCCTTATGGGCGCTGCTCTTATACCTAACAAAAAGATATACAGAACTAATGGAGAAGATGAATATAATATATTCTTTAGTGAAGATACTGTTAGAAAAGCATCTGAATTATTCTTGTCAAGAGGTAAGCAAAACAACTCAACTTTAGAACATGACGTTAAACTCAATGGGTTATCTGTTGTAGAGTCTTGGATTATAGAAGACAAGAAGAAAGACAAATCAAGAAAGTATGGTTTTAGTTTACCAGTAGGAACTTGGATGGTTTCTGTAAAAGTAAACAATGATGAAGTATGGAATGACTTTGTAAAGGAAGGTAAAGTGAAAGGGTTTTCTATAGAAGGTTTCTTTGCTGACAAGTTAGATGATAGACCAAGAGAAAGTGTAGAAGAAGATTTTGATGAAATGGAAGCTTTATCTAAGTTATATGAAATGGAAGAAGCATTCTTAGATTCACAAGAAGTAGAATTAGAATCTTATAATGATTATCCACAAGGTGCAGTAAACAATGCAAAGAGAGCATTAAAGTATAAAAAAGAAAATGGTAGTTCTTGTGGAACTTCTGTAGGCTGGAGAAGAGCTTCGCAATTAGCTAATAAACAAAACATAACAAGGTCCACGATTGCTAGAATGGCCAGTTTTAAAAGACATCAACAAAACAAAGATGTACCATATTCTGAAGGATGTGGTGGAATAATGTGGGATGCTTGGGGTGGTTCTGCTGGTGTTAACTGGGCTATATCTAAACTTAAAAGGATAGATAAGAAAGTAAACAATTCAGTTACTGCATTATACTCTGAGGTTATTAATGATGATTATGCTATTATAGATGATAGATTAGCATATTCTTCTGAAGAGAAAGCATTAGAGATGGCTAAAAATATAGGATGTGAATTAATACACGAGCATGAGTATGAAGGAAAGATGTGGTATATGCCTTGTGAATCACATTCATTAGAAGCTGGAGCAACTACTAAGAGTCCTTGCTGGGATGGCTATGAGCAAAAAGGTTATCAGATTATAGATGGTAAAAGAAGACCTAATTGTGTAAAGAAAAAGTAATATGGCTAGAAATAATAAAACACCAAGTAGAACAAGTCCTAAATCATCAAGAAGAGGGTGTTTATGTAAGAATGGAACTTACTCAACAAAATGCTGTGATGGTTCTCTACAAGCTCAAGGTATAGGTAATATAAGTGGAGAAGCTATTGTTGGAGATGAGTATTATTACAGGGTACAAAGATGTGGTCATAATATGAAAAAAGAGATTCATTTACACGATACTCAGCTTATAGTAGGTAATGTTTATTACTTAGAGTTTGAAAACTCAGGTCATAGTAATTGTTATACTGTACTTAATGTTGCTTCTAGTGGAGAAAATCATATAGAATCAGCTACACTGTATGATGATTGTGATGCTTGTACAGCAGCTAACTAAAAATACAACAAAAATAAAAGCTTGAGGTTATCAAGTTATACTGTTAATTTAAATCAATAATATATGAAAGCTACCGACATCGTAGACAAATTTAAAAAAATCTTACTATCTGAGACTGAAGAAGTCAAAGAGATAGAAGTAAAAGAAGATGTACAATTAGCTGAAGAAGTTATCGAAGAAGTAAAAGATGAAGTTTCTGATGAGATTCCTGTAGAGGAGATTGAAGAAGAAAAGTTATATGCTACTAAAGAAGAACTTTCTAAAGCTATTGCTGAAGTAAAAGCAATGTACGACCAATTAATGGAATCAATGAGCGACGAAAAGTCTCCTGAAGTTCCAGAAGAATTGAGTTCTGAAGAAGTATCAGAAGAAGGTGAAGTAGAATTATCTTCACAGGAACCAGAAGTAGAGCCTATTGCTCATTCTCCTGAGTCCAACGTAGAAAAAAACAATATTCATTTATATGGTCAAAATAGACCACAAACAATAATGGATAGAGTACTAAACAAAATATCATAATAAAACCAAAACTAAAATAATTAAAAATGGCTACTACAACTTCAATTACAAGTACTTATGCTGGAGAGTTTGCTGGAAAGTATATCTCTGCTGCATTATTATCTGGTTCTACTATAGAAAATGGTGGAATTACAGTAAAACCTAATGTGAAATTTAAGGAAGTAATCAAAAAGGTCGCTACAAGTGGACTTATTGCTAATGCTTCATGTGATTTTGCTGACACAGGTTCAGTAACATTAACTGAAAGAATCCTTCAACCAGAAGAGTTCCAAGTTAATATTGAACTATGTAAAAAAGACTTCCGTTCTGACTGGGAAGCTGTACAAATGGGATATTCTTCATTTGACAAATTACCTCCTAAATTTAGTGATTTCTTAATCTCTCACGTTGCTGCTAAAGTTGCTGAGAAGACTGAGCAAAATATCTGGAGTGGAGTTAACGCTAATGCAGGTGAATTTGACGGATTCTCTACTTTGTTAGCTGCTGATTCTGATGTTATAGATGTAACTGGTTCTGCAATTACTTCTGCTAACGTAATCTCTGAATTAGGTTCTATCGTAGATGCAATTCCTTCTTCTTTATACGGACAAGAAGATATGTATGTATATGTATCACAAAACATTGCTAGAGCTTATGTAAGAAGCTTAGGTGGATTTGGAGCTTCTGGATTAGGTGCTGCTGGTACAAACTCTCAAGGAACTCAATGGTGGAACAATGGTTCATTAAGCTTCGATGGTGTAAAACTATTTGTTGCTAATGGATTAGCTGATGACACTGCTGTTGCTGCTGAAAAATCTAACTTATTCTTTGGAACAGGTCTTTTATCTGACCACAACGAAGTAAAAGTTATTGACATGAGTGACTTAGATGGTTCTCAAAATGTAAGAGTAATCATGAGATTTACAAGTGGAATTCAATACGGAATCGGAAGTGATATCGTATACAGAGTAAACGCTTAATAATAATTAAATAAAGGGTGG